TTTATCTATGATCAAGGCTTGTTTTCGTGGTTGGTTATGAATTGAGTTTGGGATGCTTATATGTGTCCATCTGTCGAACTCTCTGATTATTTGATCAAAGTTAAGGTCAGATGCAATAATGGCCTTAACTACTTCATCAGGAGTCATTCCGTTTACACGAAAGTCAGTCGCACAACCTACCCTATGTTGAGAACTTGATTTGCTACCAACAGAATTATTGACCAGCTCACTACGAAAACAAGAATTAATGAGCAAAGGCTTCCCCAAAAGTGACCGAACTTCCTCAAGAAATTCTGCCATACGCTTGAGATTTTCAAGTTCAGCATCGTTTGGAGTATTGTCAAATTCACGATGGTCTGTGTGCGTAAGTTCTTCATAAGTAAAGTGTTCTGTTAAATTCATTTCTTAGACCTCATGTCTGCTAGTTTCTCGACTGTCCTACCTCCAAAGTATGCGAGGAAGCAAATTTGTCCCCATTGGCCTAACAGATTTACAAATCCTTCTTGTGGGCTATATCCAAATGCTGACATCATGGTAAACACAAAATAAGATACAAATATTGCAATTAAAGCCATAGGTCTAATATTTTTAGATAACCATGAATCTGAAGTCATGTCAGATTTCCATCGGTCACTAGTGTTAGTTTGTTCTATTTCATATAATTTGGTGTCATTTGCCATTTGAGCAAGTTCACCATTTTGGGCTAATGTTGCTAACTCCAACTGTGCCTTGGCTTTAGCCTCTGGATCGGGGATTAGCTTATCAATTAACTTACCACCTATATTAAGTATTGCATCAAGTCCTAACATTCTTTAGCCTTTCTAAAATGTAATAAAGCCAAGTCAAATATGATAATAGATGCACCTATGTCTTTAGTTATCCAAAGCGGAAAAAAAGTATCTATTGGATACGCACCAAACTCAAAGTAATGTAATGAACGCATGACTTGCACCATTAAACCCATAGTCATTACAAATATACCAATTTTAGACAACATACGCATATCTGTAAAGAATCCTGAAAAAGCTAAGAAAGCTACTATAAAGACTGCAATCAATTCAATAACTAAAATAGACATGAGCCAATGAATTACTGTCATTTCTTTGCTCTTTTGTGCTTAATTTCTTCTGCTACTTCACCAATATCCATGTGTTCACGCTTGACCATGTAATTAGATACCCAATTAATGACAGCTACACTACATAGACCTAGTATCCATGCCAATCCTATTAACATATCTAGCTTATCAGAACTAATACTTAACTTGTCTGCTACTATTCCTGTAAAAGCAAAACCTGCCATTGCACTTATACCACCAGCAATAAATACACTTGCAACCTTACCCTTTTCTTGTAGTTTTTCAGGAGTCCAAAACATAGCTAAACTAAGACCACCAAATAAACCACCTAAGGCTGGTGCTAGTTTCTCAATAAGAAAGCCTTCTGGAATCATTTAACAGTAAAGTAATGAGAGAAAAACCCTACAAAACTAGAAAGTGCTGAAACAATTATCATACCAGCCCATAATGAGCCTTTAGATCGTTCTGCCATTGCTAATAGTGTTTTGACATCTTGTCGCAATTCAGAGATTTCTTTTTCCATAGTCTCTACCTTGTGCCACATTACACCAACTTTTATAGGGTCAATCTCACTCATTATTTGCTTTCTAAAGAATCCTTCAGTTTCTTAATAAAATGCTCTTTACCACCAAGTAATTGCTCAAGATTATCGCTTGCAGAGACTATTTTTGAATCTAAACTAACGCAATGTCTAAACAATTTCTGTTGTTCAGGTGTTAAATCTTCGTAGTTGTAAGTTACATCATCTACAGTTATTTGAGTTTTTTTCGTGTGTTCACTCATTTAATACTCCTAGGTTGGTTAAAAATCTTACCAAGGCAACGGCTGTGCACTTGGGCTAACAGGCGGATTGATCATTGACTCAATCTGTCCATTAATGTTTGCGTAATAGTTTTCTTGGTTGTTTGTTGATGCGTTAATCCAACCGATTACTTCTGATTCTGTTAGTTGATCATAAGGTACATAATCTGATTCTACTTGATCTGTAAATTGAATATTGCCATTTATAGATGCTGTATTTGTTCCATCTGTACCACTTACTGTAAACAAAACATTTACAACAAAGCCTTGCTCTGGTGAGTTTAGCGTGTACATCGAGTTAATAGTAGTTGTGTAAGTTGTTGCCATTTTAATATTCCTTATACTGAGGTTATTGTTTCCCATGCTGTAGCACCACCAACACGGAGTTTATTTAAAGTAGTATCAAAGTATATTGCACCTTTGACATACGCTGGAGCAGCAGCAGTTGTAGCTTGAACAGGTGAAATAGTGCCATTAAAGATAGCAATAGAACCATTAAAATATTGTCTAACATTTGCATCACCATCAGATAATACGATAAAGTTACTACCTGTTGCTGAGATTGGTGCTGTATTACCAGCGTATGCACCAATAATTACATTCTTTGCTCCTGAAGTAACTAAATATCCAGCGTTTCTACCAATAAAAGTATTACCTGTGCTTGTTGTTGCGTTACCTGCTTGCTCACCAAAGAAAGCATTAAAGTTTCCTGTTGCATTGCTGTATCCTGCTTGTCTACCAAAATAACAGTTCTGAGCACCAGTAGTAGTAGAGTAACCCGATTGGTGTCCAACGGCAGAGTTATGGTCAGAGCCAGCAGTTTGTGTGTAAAGTGACTGATAACCTACGGCTGTGTTGTTAGATGCGGTGGTATTGCTACGAAGTGCAAAATAACCTAATGCTACATTATTTGCTCCTGTTGTATTTATACTTAATGCAGCCCGACCTAACGCAGAATTGTAACTACCTGTTGTGTTTGCATACATGGCAGCATCGCCAACAGCCGTATTTTCAGTTCCAGTCGTGTTAGATAAAAGTGCTTCATTACCAATACCAATTTGAGTTGAACCAGTAGTGTTTGCTTTAAGTGAATCATTACCAATTGCTATAAGTCTAGTTCCCGTATTTGGACCTGTAAACATTGCGTTTATACCAATGGCTATATTGCCGCTTCCTGTGGCGTTACTCGCCATTGCTCCTGTACCAATACCAATGTTAGAAGAGCCTGTAGTGTTGCTACCTAAAGCACCGCTACCTAATGCGGAGTTATTACTACCAGTCGTGTTTGCGTCTAACGCTTGATAACCAATAGCAACTAACCCCGTGCCAGTTGTGTTACCAAACCCAGCTTGATAACCTATTGCGGTATTATTAGATGCGGTGGTGTTGGATGCAAGTGATGCAATACCAATTGCGGTGTTATTAGAGCCTGTCGTGTTAAACCGCATAGAAGCATTTACCGACCCAGTATAAGAACCAATTGCTACATTGGAACTTCCTGTTGTGTTAGCAAATAACGCTAGTGTTCCTATTGCTATATTGGCGGATGCTGTTGTATTTGCCGACAATGTTAACGGGCCAACACCAATATTGTAGTTACCAGTCGTGTTTACAAGTAATGATGAATTTCCAATACCAGTATTACCTTGACCAGTAGTATTTGCATTTAATGCTTGCCAATTTATTGCAATATTCTGGTCACCAGAAGTATCTGCGACAAGTGTTTGAAAGCCAATTGCTACATTTTTATTGCCAGTTGTAGAGGCATTTGATAGCGCACCATCTCCCACCACAGTATTTGTAGCTACAGCACCACCTCCACGACCAACAGTAAGACCATAAACAGTTAAATCGGTACCTGAGTACAAAAGGTTGGCTGAGTCTGTTAGTAATCCACTAGCACCAGCATAAGTTACTCGACCACTTGTTAGACTAGATAATGTAATCGAGCCTGATGATGTTAAACCTGTTAATCCTGATAAAGCACCAGCATCAGTAAGAATACCGATGGAGTTTTGAATTAGCTTGCCTGTGGTTAAGTCAAAACGAGCAAGGGCGTTATCTGTAGCAGAAGCAGGGCCTACAACATCGCCTAATGCTCCAGCTTTACTTGCTAATACTTGAACTACTCCACTAGAATCTTCGTAATATAACTTACCATCATTGGTGTTTATCGCTAATTCGCCAGGGACAAGATTAGCTGCTGTAGGAACTGCACTAGCAGTCGTAGAATAATACAAAGATATGGGCGTAAAATTTGTGGCGGCCATGATTAAATCCTTCTTTCTAATTGATTAAGTTTGCGTTGTTCCCAAACTTTTTTGGTTGCTAATGATAATTTTAGTCTAGTTTCTAAAGATGGTGAACCTTGTTTTTTACCAATATGTGCTAAAGATATTTTCTTTTTAGATTCTTCCGTATGTGGTCTACCAAGCTGACCAGTTAAAGATTCGCTTATTTTTTTGCAAGTTTCTTCATTTCTTTGTTTACCTAACCAATATCTAGTTGGATTTGCTTGCTTGGTTGCAGATATTCTTTGTTTTGTTTCTTCACTATGAGATTTGCCATAAAAGTGATTGTTTTCACCTAAATGTGCATCTTTCATCTTTTGTTTGGTTTCATCAGAATGAATAGTTCCACGCTTTGCATCACCATTACGCTTTTTTTGTTCTTCAGTATGTCTATAACCTGTTAATCCATCGCCACCATCAGTTAAATTATAACCATTAGGCACTTTTGTTTGATATTGAACAATTAATTGCTTTTCCAACTCTTTTAAATCAGGTATTGTTTTTGCAGATGCTACAACTTGTATCTCAAACGCATCTATACCATACTTATTTATGGCTTTATTTAGTAACTGACCACAACTATTGCCTACATAACAATGCTCGTACCATCTTCTAGCAATTTTGCGTGTAGTAATACCTACATACGACTTACCATTTTGTTTATTGGTAATTATGTAGGATTGCATTAGAATGATCCTCCAAAGATGCCTGTTACGGCTGTTATAGTTCCTGCATCT